AAGACAAGCTTGATGAGTTACAAGGGCTCAGTAGACCGACAAGTGACTACAATGAATACACTTTATTAGAGGTACACGTTGATTTAGAGCTCGAAGGGGTCGATGAATACGAATACGGTGTACCCTATATAGTAACTATCCTTGAAGATTCAGGTGAAATACTCGCAATAAGGCGAAATTGGGCTATGGAAGACGAATTATTCCGTAAAAAAGAGTATTTTATACACTATAAGTTCCTCCCAGGACTAGGTTTTTACGGTTTTGGCTTAATTCACATGATTGGTGGGCTAACTAAATCTGCAACCTCTATTTTAAGACAATTAATCGACGCAGGTACGTTATCAAACCTCCCAGCAGGGTTTAAAGCACGTGGTATGCGTGTACAAGGTGAAGATCAACCCCTCAGACCTGGAGAATTTAGGGATGTTGATGTTCCAGGAGGCACAATACGTGATGCCTTAATGCCTTTACCGTATAAAGAGCCAAGTAGCGTACTAAGTCAACTATTAGGTGTACTTATTGACTCAGGTAGAAGGTTTGCAAACATAGCAGACATGCAAGTAGGTGATATAGGTAGTCAACAACTACCAGTAGGCACAACTGTAGCTATGTTAGAGCGTGGCACTAAAGTTATGTCCGCTATACATAAACGTTTACACTATGCACAAAAGAAAGAATTTAGATTACTGGCTGGAGTTTTCTCTAGATCATTGCCACCGTCATATCCCTATGCGGTGGAGGGCGCACCTTCTGAAATCAAACAATCAGACTTTGATGATCGTGTAGATATTATTCCAGTCAGTGACCCTAATATATTTAGTATGGCACAACGTGTGATGCTAGCTCAACAAGAACTACAGATGGCACAAGCAGCACCACAAATACATAATCTGCGTGAAGCGTACAAAAGAATGTACGAAGCCTTAGAAGTAAAAAACATAGAACTACTTTTACCGCCTCAAGAAGAAGTACCGCCTAGAGATCCAGTAAGTGAACAACAAGCAGCAATTATGGGACAACCTATAAAAGCTTTTGAGTTCCAGAACCACGATGCTTACATAACTGCACACACAGCTTTCTTACAGAATCCTATGATGCAACAAAACCCAGTATCTTTACAGGCAATACAAGCCAACATACAAGAACATACTTCTATGGTTTATAAACAACAAATAGAACAAGCGTTAGGTCAACAACTTCCACCACTTGAGCAAATACAAGATCCACAAGTAATGAACGAGATAGCACTTGCTGCTGCTAATGCTACACAACAAGTAACTGGTCAACAACAAGCTCTAGCAGAAGCGCAACAAAATACGCAGATCGATCCTGTCGTAGAACTCAAGCGTGAAGAAATAGCACAAAGAGCTCAAGCCGATACTTTACGAAGTCAGGTGGATATAGCTAAAATAGAATCTCAAGAGGCAATAGCAGAAATGAAAGTGGCTCAAGATAGAGAAGAAGCTTTACTTAAAGCTCAAAGTGATAATAATAAAACTTATGGTCAGATATTAAAAGATGTCAGATCAGCAGATACAAATACAAAAGGTGAATAAATGAAAGATACAACTAAATACAAAAAAGTTAGTTTTCCTGCTCCAGATAGAATAGATCTATCTAAACCAGTTAAAGGCACAACGGTTTTAACTAAAAGTAACAGTGATATTTTTGGTCAAGGTCAAACAACTGTTCAAGGTAAAGGCGCAGCAACTAAAGGCACAAAATTTAACACTAGCCCTAGCGGAGTAAGATAATGGCAAAACCAGGATTATATGCAAACATAAACGCAAAACGTAAACGCATAGAAGCAGGCTCTGGAGAAAAAATGCGTAAAAAAGGTGCTAAAGGTGCACCAACAGAACAAAACTTTAAAGACGCAGCAAAAACTGCTAAGAAATCCCACGGTGGACTTCATGGCGATCAGAAAAAACTAGATAAAAATAAAGATGGTAAAATATCTGGTGCTGATTTTAAAATGATGAAAGGTGGTGGAGAAGTTTTAGCAGGTAATGCAAACCGTAGAAGAAGCAGAAACGGTGGCTAAAACTAAAGTTAAAAAATCAAAGCACAAAGGATGTGGTGCGGTTATGTCTAAGCGTAGAAAAACAACTAAATACTCATGAGCGATTCACCAGATGAGTTTGTATACAGAGCTACACTAGATAGAGTGATAGACGGAGACACGTTTGACTGTGTTTTAGATCTTGGTTTTGATGTCAAGTTAAACAAACAGAGAGTCAGGTTAGCTGGTATAGATACACCAGAATCTAGAACAAGAAACCTAGCAGAAAAAGCACTTGGTCTAAAAGCTAAAGACAGACTTATTGAACTTTGTACTGGAACATTTAAGGTTAAATCACTGGGAAAAGGAAAGTACGGAAGAATACTCGGTATTCCGTACACAGCAGATGGTGAAGATATATGTCAAAAACTTATATCAGAAGGGCATGCTGTAGAATACTGGGGCGGAACTAAAACTAAAAAATGGGGTTAATACCATGGTTATGAGAAGAAGCAAAATGAACGCCAAACGTAAACTGTCAAAAGGTGGCATGAAACGTAAAATGTCAAAAGGCGGAGCAAAACGCAAAACTACTAGAAAAAAGAAAAAGTAAGTGTCACACCTCATCAGCAATATCCCGCACTTTAAATGCTGGGTAAGAAGAGAGTTTACACATAACCACGAAAAATACCACGGCGAATATCTTCACGCACTCGCTATAGCAGTTAACACGATCCCTGATAGATCCTTGAGTTTTCAAGTTGTATTTACAGGCGAAGAAAATAATTGTGAAGATTGGGATGAAGGAAATATACACGGTGGTGCGATGTGGGCAAGGATGCCAATACAAGCTTTAGTTGCGGATATTCCCAGTGAAGAATATCCTGTTCCTATGGAAGACCATTTAGCTCAACCATGGGATTGTGAATCAAGAGATCATTCTGTTATAGTTATGGACAGAGTTTCTTCATCACCATGGCTTTGCAAAATTGATGGAAAGTTTTATAATGGAAAGTATATGTTTACTGTTGACTATACTGGTAATGATATAGCTGATGACCCAGCTCAACACAAACAATCTCATGTACTTTATATTACAGAAGATTGTAAATGGCAGGGCAACTTTGTAGCATTACCTAATAATAGAGTAAGGGCTACTAGCCCAGCACTCTGGGTTACTGGAGAAGGAGCACCAGATTTTAGACCATCTCAATGGACACATTCAGCAGAAGGACATGAAAGTTACACTGATCCTAAAGTAACATTTAATAATTTGTATGACGAGTAAAGTATGGCAGAATATCAAGGTAAAAAAGTAACACTCAATAAACCAAGAGGTTTGCGTAAAGGTGAACCTGGATATGGGAAAAAACGTAAAGTAGTTTTTGTTGGGCAATGTAGTAGTGGTGGTAATAAAGTTAAACGTATTACTTTTGGCGACGCTAATTTAGGTATGCACAAAAACAGTAAAGCACGTAAAAAATCTTATTGCGCACGTAGTGGTGGAATTAAAAGTGATAGATGTAGTGCTAATTATTGGGCAAGAAGGGATTGGGACTGTTAGATGGACGGACTATATGTAGTTGAAAAAACTTTACGAGAACTGCGTCAAAGACAAGACGATCTTACAGAAGTTTTAAAAACAGGTGGAGTCCAGAACTGGGAGGGGTATCAAAGAATTCTTGGGGAGCTATCAGGTCTTAGCTCAGCTGAGAGAATTATAATAGACCTGCAAAATATAAAGGAGCAAAACGATGGCATCTGAAACAACAGAGTCAACACGCACTCCCATACCTGATCATATTGAAAAGGTACGAGAGTTAAAAAAGGAAGAAGAACCCATTCAGGAATTTACACCTGAGTCGATACAAGAAGATGAATCAGTAGCAGAAAAGCTACCTGTTCCCACAGGATACAGGATGCTGATCTTACCTTTTACACAAAAAGCAGTAACTAAAGGTGGAATACATCTTGCTGAATCTTATGTAGAAAAAGAAAGATTAGGTACTAATGTCGGTTTCGTAGTATCATTGGGACCAGATGCTTACAAAGATAAGAACAAGTTTCCGAATGGCGCTTGGTGCCAAGAAAGAGACTGGGTTATTTTTGGAAGGTACGCAGGAGCCAGAATCAAAATTGATGGTGGGGACTTGCGTTTATTAAACGATGATGAAATACTCGCTGTGGTTAATAACCCAGAGGATGTAGAGTAATCACGCAACAGGAGAAGAACCATGGCAGAATCCATGCAACAAGCTGAAGAAACTGTTGAACAAGCAGTAGAAGTCGAACTAGAAGCAACAACTGAAGAAGCCCCTGTGCTTGAAGAAGTTGAAGCACAACCTATAGTAGAGACACAACAAGAACCTGAGAAGGATGTATCTAACGAAGAAGAAGTAGCTGAATATAGCGAATCCGTAAAGAAAAGAATTAACAAACTAACCTATAAAATAAGAGAAGCAGAAAGAAGAGAACAAGCAGCAATAGAATATGCCAAAGGTGTTCAAGAAAAACTCAACACAACTCAAGCAAACCTTTCACAAAAAGATCAAAATCTTTATGATGAATACTCAGCTAGGGTTGATACTCAATTACAATCAGCAGAAGAACGTTACAAACAAGCACATGATATAGGCGACACAGAAGCTATGTTATCTGCTCAAAAAGATGTAGCAAAACTTGCTGTAGAACAAGAGAGTTTAACGAGAGTAAAACCAGAACCACAAGTTCAAGAAACACCTGTAGAAGTTCCACAAGCACAACAACAACAACAACCAGTAGAACAAGTTGCAGAACCAGATCCTAAAGCTCAAGATTGGGCGAGTAAAAATGATTGGTTTGGTGAAGACTTAGCAATGACTACGAGTGCTTTTGCTTTTCATAGGCAATTAGTTGAAAAAGAAGGTTTTGATCCAGCTTCTGATGAATATTATTCAGAGGTTGATCGAAGAATGGCGAAAGCTTTTCCACATAAATACAATAATGGTGGAGAAGTTTCTCAATTAAATAATAACATGCAAGAACCTGTAGCAAACTCAAGTAGAGGTACGAGAGGAAAAGCAGGGAAAGCACGCACTGTCAAGTTGTCACCAAGTCAAGTAGCTATTGCTAAAAGATTAGGTGTACCTCTTGAAGAATACGCTAAACACGTAAAATAGGAGATAAAAATGGCTGATAAACAAGAAGAAATCACCACAACGGATCGAGCTCCTCGATCTGCAGATACACGAGATAGTGAAGCTCGTCTTAAACCATGGCAACCACCGTCTTTATTAGACGCACCAACGCCACCTGATGGTTATATCTATAGATGGCTTAGAGAATCTATGGTAGGAGTAGAAGATAAAGCGAATATGTCAAAACGTATTCGTGAAGGATGGGAACCAGTGAGAGCTGAGGAACACCCTGAATTTGAAGCACCAACTGTAGAGGATGGAAGACATATAGGTGTAATCGGAGTAGGTGGGTTAATACTCGCAAAGATGCCTATCGAAACCGTCAATCAACGACGTGCATACTACAAACAAATGGCTGCAGACCAAATGCAGGCAGTCGATTCGAATCTTATGCGTGAGAGTGATAGCAGAATGCCTATTAGTCAACCTAATAGAAATTCTCAAATCACATTTGGTAAAGGAAATGATTCGTAAGAATTATGAATTTTAATTTTAATATAATAAAAAGGTGAAAATAAATGGCAAATGTAAATAGCCCAAATGGTTTCACACCTGCTTATCATATGTCTGGTGGTACTATAAGACCTTCTGAGTTTGCAATCGCAAGTGCGACTAACGCATCTATCTTTAGTGGTGATGTTGTTAATCTATCTAGCGGTTTAGTAATTCAGGGGACTGCAACTGGTACTCCTCTAGGCGTATTCGCAGGGGTTGAATACCAAGCAACCGATGGTTCTGTTGTCTTCTCGAAAGTATGGACAGCGGATACTGCAACACTAGGTTCTGCAAATGCGAAAGCGTATGTATATTCCGATCCTGATATTGTTTATGAAGCTCAGTCAACTGGGACTCCTACACAAGCATCTATTGGAACAACTAATACGATTTCAACAACTGCAGGTGATTCTAACACAGGTCGATCAAAAGAAGGTGTAACAACTACAACTTCTAGTGGTATTGCGACAGTAGTAGGGTTTGTAGACAGACCTGATAACTCTATTGGTCAATACGCTAGATTGTATGTGATATTCCCTGCTTCTGTATTCGGCAATAACTAAAAGGTGAATAATAATGGCAATTAATAGAGCGCAATTAGTAAAAGAACTCGAGCCAGGACTGAATGCACTTTTTGGTCTCGAGTATAACCGTTACGAGAATGAGCACGCTGAGATTTTTGACACTGAATCTTCAGACAGAGCGTTTGAGGAAGAAGTGATGTTATCAGGCTTTGCACAAGCTCCTGTAAAAGGGGAAGGCGCAGCAGTCACATATGATGCAGCTCAAGAAACTTTCACATCTCGTTACACTCATGAAACAGTAGCCTTAGCATTTGCGTTGACAGAAGAAGCTATCGAAGATAACCTCTACGATACACTATCTTCTAGATACACAAGAGCTTTAGCTAGATCAATGGCAAACACGAAGCAAGTAAAAGCTGCAAACGTGCTTAACAATGGTTTCTCAACTTCCTTCCCAGGAGGAGACGGAAAACCTCTCATGACAACTGACCACCCAACTTTAACAGCTGGCGATCAGTCTAATGAACCAAGCACTGCTGCTGACTTAAACGAAACTTCGTTAGAGAATGCATTAATTGATATCTCCGCATTTAAAGATGAAAGAGGTATCAAAGTAAATGTACAAGCTAGAAAGCTAATCGTTCCACCACAACTACAATTTGTGGCTGACAGAATATTAAATTCTCCAGGAAGAGTAGCTACATCGGATAATGACATCAACGCTATGAAGAACATGGGAATGTTCCCAGAGGGTTATGTTGTTAACCACTATCTAACTGATACAGATGCTTTCTTTATCAAGACTGATGCCCCTAATGGTCTAAAGCACTTCGAAAGAGCTGCAATGACAACTGGAATGGAAGGTGACTTCGAAACTGGTAACGTTAGGTATAAAGCTAGAGAAAGATATTCTTTTGGCTTTAGTGATTGGCGTGGAATCTACGGATCTCCAGGTGCTTAATCAGTAAGCGTAGCTTAGGAAAGGGATCTTCGGATCCCTTTCTTTTTTATAAGTATTACTATAGAATAAATTCGACTAGGATAAATAATTTGTTTTATCGACTGACCTAGCAGACAAGCCGAGACGATAAGACTTATTTCCAAAGGAGGAAATTATGGCAAAATCGACATTTTCAGGTCCAGTTAAATCATTAGCTGGTTTTATTTCAGCAGGTAGTACAGCAGTAGTTAGTTTAACAGCTGATACTTCACTTACAGTAGCAGCACACGCAGGTAAAATATTAACCACCAATGATGCTGATGGTAAGTTTACACTACCTAGTATAGTAACAACATCACCTTCTGATCCAACAGATCCAAACCAACTCAATAACTTAGGAGCAAGCTTTTACTTTGTTGTAGAAACTGCTGCTACAGATATGGATATTCTTACAGATGGAACAGATAAATTTGTAGGTGGACTTTATACAGGTGTAGACGATGCTACAGGTAAGACCTTTATCTCAGCAGCATCTAATGATGTAATAACTATGAATGGCACAACTAAAGGTGGGCTTGTAGGTAGTATTGTAAAAGTAACTGCCATGGCTTCTGCAAAATATGCAGTAGAAGGCATAATACTAGGATCAGGAACTATAGTTACACCATTTGCTGACGCTTAATAGGAGTAAATTATGGCAGACGCAGTAACTTCAACAACGATTGTAGATGATGATAGAAAAGCTGTTATACAGTTAACTAACACATCGGATGGAACTGGTGAGTCAGCTGTTACTAAAGTAGATGTAAGTGCACTTGCTGTAAGAAGCACGGATGGTGCTGCTTGCACAGGGTGTAAAGTCGCAAGAGTTAATTATTCAACTTTTGGTATGAGCGTAAAGTTATTATGGAACGCTAGTACAAACACTATATGCTGGGATTTAAATTCAGATTATAGCGACG